AGATGCTTCGCTAGCGTGCTGCTTCATTCTTTGGCCGGATCTATGCACCAGAAGTGCTGATGGGTATCCGCACACAAGAAGAAGAACTTGAATCAATCATTGACGTAACACCTGAGCCAGTGAATACAGCACCGCAAACTTTGGACAGTATTAAGCAGAATGTTGTGAAAGAAGTTGCCACAGATGCACCTGCAGAAGAAAAACCAAAGCGCTCACGTCAACCTAAGGCTGTGGAAGAAGCACCAGTTGAAAATGTCCAAAATCAAACATCAAATGATGTCGGAGATGGGGCGTTAAGCGTTGATGAATTGAAGCGCCTACAGCAAGAAGCCGAAGCACTGGTTGAGCAAAAGAAACAGCCGGCACCTGCTGAATTGCGCAGAGCTTACGCCAAAGCTTTAAATACGGCGAAGTCACTGGCTGATGTACTGGATATCGAAGAACAGATCGAAAATGACGCTGCTTTAAATCAGGGTGATGCAAAGTATCTAGCAGACAACATTGAAGAAGTACGCGCCAAGTTTGAGGCATCACAAGCGCCAGCTGTAGATCCTCTCAAAAGTGGTTCAGTTAAAAGCGGTCTTATCCTACTGATCTCTGATGCCAAAAACGGTGAAGATCTTCGACAAGTCGCCCAGCAAATGAATGCAGCGAAGCCGAACTTGACCAGTGAGCATCAACAGGAATTACTGCAAGCCTACCAGCAAAAAAAGAAATTGATCGAAGATCAGATGGATATGTTCCCAAATAAATAATACGGATATGGCCACGCCTCCGGGTGTGGTCTATAGGAATAAATTATGAAAGTTATCCCATTAAATTTATTGATTCCGTTTAGAAACTGGCTGGTTAAAAACGGATACCGTGGCGTGAATCGTGGCGACCACATGACAGCCTGGAAGCCGAAGCACAAACAGATTGAGATCATCGGACTGCAAATGAATAAACCTTGTCAGCCGGTATTTAAAACGTTCTTAGGCCAGTACCTGGAACACGGAAAAGAATTTTTAGAGGATTTGGCGTGATGGATATTAAAGAAGTTGTAAAAACGGCAATTTTGCGTAACTCCCATGAATGGGGTGATGAGCAAGCAGAAGCTGTGATTGAAGCAATAAAGCAGGAAGGTTTTGCAGTTGTTAGTCAGAAAGACCTACTTGAATTAACCATTGCCATAAATGCAGTTGACTTAGCAACACATACTGAAAGCAAGACAAATGAAGTGCGTGAAATGTGGCAGCAGGTTGCACTCAAGTTAATGGCGCTAGGCATATCACAGGAGCCCGCCAATGACTGAAATTCAACTAACCAATGTTCAGGTAGCGAATTACATCATTGACGAGCTGCACAAGGATAAGCCTTTCTGGTTGGAGTTGGATTCAGGTCAGACTGGTTCTTTATTTAACATTGCCAAAGAATCAAGCCATCTTGAATTCGATGTGGTTGAGTGGACTAAATCAATCACAGAGGGTCGAGTTAAAGCAGGAACTGGAATTTTAATTAGAATAGAAGAAGTTTTTGCAGATCGTTTTTACCACATGCTTTCCAGTTACATCGACAATAACTGGCATAAACAAAACTTACCTGAATCGGTGGTGCAGAGCTTAAAGGAGGTGTCATGACCAAAGATGTTTTACACGGTGAAGAAGACCGACTATTAAAGACAAGTGAAGTCACCAAAATGGTCGGTATGACACGTGCATCAATTATTAAAATGGTTGAAACCCGTCAGTTTCCGGAGCCGGATTGGGTAAGCGACAGCGGATACAAACACTGGTGGAAGTCGACTATTTATGCTCACTTCAATAAAAAACAAGCCCTCGCATCATGAGGGCTTTTTTTCTTCAAAGTTAATATTCTTGGATGCGGCAAATTGGGCCTTGAGCTCGTCGCAATAATCCGACCATCTTTGCATCATCTTGCGTCTTTTATCTAAATGTTTTGTACGGTTATATGCCCTGCCGTGCATGTCACGCACCTGGTGCGCAAGTTGCTGTTCAATAATATCCAGCGGAAATTCCAGAACTTCATCTAATAATGTACGTGCAATTGCCCGAAAACCATGGCCGGTCATATCCTCTTTGCCATATCCCATACGGCGCAAGGCCATATTAATAGACATATCAGAAATCGGACGATGTTTGTCTGAGCGTGACGGGAAAACAAATTCTGAGTTATTCGTAAAATTATAGGCTTCTTTTAGAATCGCTATGGATTGAGTAGATAAAGGCACAATATGATCAAGACCGGTTTTGGCAGAAGTTTTCGACGGCGTATAAGACCAGGTGGCATTATCAAAATCAATATCAGCCCATTTTGCTGCACGTAGTTCACCGATCCGGACAAAGACCAGTGGTGCCAGCTGCAGCGCAAACTTCACATGGACCAGTTGAGACTCATAATTGTCGATATCAAAAAGCAGTCGGGCAAAATCAAACGGATCTGTCAGTGCAGAATAATGCTGCTTTTCTCTTTGGGTGATTGTACCCGCCAGATCCTGAGCAATATCTCTTTCACATAATCCCATCTTTACGGCAAATCGGAATACCTGTGATGCTTTTGACCTGATCCGCATGGCCGATTCGATATAGCCCTTGTTTTCATCCTTCTCAATTACTTTGGCCAGATCACGCGGAGTAATTTCAGAAATTGGCATATTGCCAATATCTCGATAAAGTTT